AAATACTAAAAGCTAAAATAGAAGGCATTTATGCAAACACTAAAACATGGTTAAAAGCAGAAGCCTTCGGACATACCAGAGGAAAGATTTTACTGGTGGCGTTATTTGTAATTTTTGCAGTCGCATCAGCTTCATAGTAAACCCCAAGTAGCAAGGCACTCCAAAGCCTGATTAGCCAGATTGGTTCACTGGTGCTACGAAACGAACCATCTTCTCAGGTAATAACCCCCATAGCTAAAAAGCATTAGATTGCGTTCTAAGCCCTCTATATAATCCCGCCTTAACAACCTGAGAACCCCTATGAAAACAATCCTTATACTGGCGATTATCGCCCTAGTATTCATTGCCTATGACGATTTAGGCGGTAGATATTTGAGAAAAGACGAACAACCTGAAAATTAATTGCTTGACTGTAAAGCATTAGTTATAGTATATAGGCGATAGATAGAACCAATAATGAGGTAACTACTATGATGAGCCTAGAGCTAACTAACAAGATCAACACTTGTAAAGAGAACGGATGGACTGATCTATTGTCTAAGCTAGACGAGATCACCCAGAGCCTAATCGAGAACCCTAGTGCGGGGCATCAGATAAAAACAGCATTAGTCTTCTGGAAAGATGCGGTTGACTGTCGCACCAAAGGTCTACCCCCACAAGAGCATGATATAATAATCAAAAACCCCAAGATGAATACCAGACAGGTGTTCGGAGCAGATATGTAAGATGGGAAGACCCAAGTGGATTCCAGATGCAGAGATATGCGCTAGAGCCTCAGAAATGGCTTCTAGGGGCTTAACTGTATCTCAGATAGCTGATTGCTTAGGGGTATCAGATCAAACGATCTACGAGCGACAGAAAGAGTATCCTGAGTTTTTAGAGTCTATAAAAAGGGGAAGAAGTGCAGGGATGAATCAGATCACTAATGCGCTGTTTGAGAAAGCGGTCAATGGTGATAACACTGCCATGATCTTCTACCTAAAGACAAGAGACAGAGAAAACTGGGGCGAGCAGTACATAGAACCAGTCAAAGAGATTCCACCAATTAATATAACTGTTCACCCTGATGCAATTAACAAAGCCTCAGAGTGAGATCTTTTGCTCACCCTCTAGGTTTAGGGCGGTAGTAGCAGGAAGACGATTCGGTAAGACGTTCCTCTCAACAGGGGAGATACTTAGAGCCGCTATTGGGGGTGCTAATAGAAACTGTTGGTATGTAGCTCCTACCTATGGTGCGGCTAAAGAGATTGCTTGGGATATGCTTATACACACTATTCCGCAAGAATACATAGCCAAGACTAACGAGACAGCGTTAACGATTAAACTTATTAACGGCTCGACCATTAGCCTTAAGGGTGCAGAGAAGCCTAACAATCTACGCGGTAGGGCATTGGACTTTGTAGTGCTAGATGAGTTCGCAGATATGCGCCCAGAGGCATGGAATGAGGTTCTAAGACCATCTCTATCTGATAGGCATACTGAGGATAGCCCGACAAGAGCTTTGTTTATAGGTACGCCTAAAGGCAGAAACCATTTCTATGATCTATGGGCGTCAGGTTTAGATGGTGCAGAGGGATGGGATTCATTCCAGTACACAACACTAGATGGCGGCAACGTACCCGCAGAAGAAATAGAACAAGCCAAAATGGACTTAGACGAGCGCACTTTCAATCAAGAATACTGCGCTGAATTTGTGACTTACTCTGGTTTGATATATTATGCCTTTAGTAGAGAGCTATCAGTAGAGCCTATCGAGGACAATGGTGGTACACTACACATTGGCATGGATTTCAACCTTGACCCAATGAGTGCTGTTATATGCTTGAGGCATGGGCAAGACTTACTGGCTATAGATGAGATCGTTATGTATGGGTCAAACACAGATGAGATGGTTGCTGAGATAAAGGATAGGTATCCTAACAGGCATTGCATCATCTATCCTGACCCTGCATCAAGACAGCGCAAAACAAGCGCAGGTGGTCGGACTGATTTGTCGATCTTACAAAACGCAGGATTTAGCGTTAAGGCGAAGAAAGCTCACCCATTGGTCAGGGATAGAATCAATGCGGTCAATAGTCGTTTACTGTCAGGTGATGGTGAACGGCATTTGTTTGTAAGCCCCAAGTGCAAGCAGACGATTAAGAGTTTAGAAAGACAGACTTATAAAGAGGGTACGAGTATTCCTAACAAGGATGGCACTGACCACATGAATGATGCGTTAGGCTACCTAGTAGAATATTTGTTCCCGATCAGAACTGAATATAACACTCCGCAACCTACTAGGTGGACTTGATGGAAACAAGAGAGATCGATAACACACACCCAATATATGATGACTACAAGCACAGATGGTCGTTCTATCTCAGAAGCTACATGGGTGGAGAAGATTATAAAGAGGGTGGCTACCTAACAAGCTACATCTCAGAAGACAAAGACGAATATGCAAGGCGTTTAGACCTTACCCCGATGGACAATCACTGTAAGAACATTGTTCACATCTACTCTAGTTTCCTTTGGCGCGTACCGCCAACCAGAGCATTCAACAGCCTAGCCAACAATGCCGCACTAGAACCTTTTATGAAAGATGCTGATCTTGATGGTCGCTCTTTTAACGCGTTTATGAGACAAGCGCAGATATGGTCTAGCGTATATGGTCATGTTTGGCTGATGATTGATAAGCCCCAGTCTAATGCGGCTACAAGGGCAGAAGAGTTAGATCAAGAGATTCGCCCGTACATGACAATGATTACCCCAGAAAATGTATTTGACTGGAAGTACGAGAGAACGCCTAGCGGTCGTTTTAAGCTCGTTTATCTAAAGGTAAGGGAATCAGTAGACCGCATCAACGAAACAGAGACAGAGGTCTATTACAGAGTCTGGCGCGAGGACACTATTGAAACTTGGTTAGCCACTAACAATGGCGAGCAAAAGATAGAAGAGATCGATAACGCACTAGGTAAGATTCCTGCTGTTTTTGTTCCTGCTCAAAGATCACAGATACGCGGTATTGGTACAAGCGATATAGCTGATGTGTCGTATATGCAAAGAGCTATCTATCAAGAGCTATCAGAAGTAGAGCAGTTGATTCGTATCAGTAATCACCCAACATTGGTTAAGACGTTTGAGACTGATGCTAGTGCAGGTGCAGGTGCAGTGATTAACTTGCCTGATGATATGGATGGCAACCTTAAGCCGTACCAGATGCAACCATCAGGGGCGAACCTAGATGCTGTTATGAAGTCTATAAATGACAAGGTTGAGTCTATCAACCGCATGGCTCACATGGGCGCTGTACGTGGCACACAGGCAATGACTCAGTCAGGCGTGGCTATGCAGACAGAGTTCCAGATGCTTAACGCTAAACTGGCTGAGAAAGCAGACATACTAGAACTAGCAGAAGAGCAAATCTTTGACCTGTTCTGTCAGTGGCAACAAGTAACCAATGACGTAGCAGTGTTCTATCCTGATGCGTTTGACCTTAGAGACTACGACAAAGAGCTAATATTCCTACAGCAGATGCGCGCAACTGGCGTTAAGTCAGTGACCCTAGCGCAAGAGATCGACAAGAAGATTGCAGACCTAGTGCTTGATGACGATATGCTTGCTAAGTCACACAACGAGATCGAGACTAGCACACAGACTGTTGGCGACTTCTCAGAGAAGACCCAGATCTATAGCTACCACATTGATGCAGGTGTTGTTACTCCTAACGAGGTTAGAGAGAAGATTGGCCTTGAAGATGTGGCAGGTGGCGATGTTCTTATTGAGCCGCGTGAAGATGGCGGTAGTTCAGAGCAAGTCTAATGGCGGCAGATACCGATCATTTTAACGCCTTAGACAGATTGGCTGAAAGGCATGAAGAGCGATTAGCTTCTGCCTTAGTTGCCTTAGAAGAGCGTGTAAGCGATCTAATAGCTACTGCACCGCTAAGAGATGGTCAGTTATTCGATTTAGAGTGGGCTTTAAACGCTAGACCAGAACTGAGAACTGCGATCAGTGAGGAATACTTAGCGACTGTTGATGGCATCATTCGTGAGTATGACGAAGTAGCAGTGGGTGCCACTGATATGCTTAAAGAGTATGGCGACATAGTAGAGCTAGATCAGAGTGTAGTTAGCCAGTTACAGCAGTTGACCTTTCAGGGCTTTGAGGATATAGGTACAGAGTATCTTGATGTGATTGCAAAGCAGGTTTATGAAAGCACTCTGACAGGCACTACGTTTGCCGCTAGTGTTGCCGCAGTCAAAGAGGTAGTCGGAAAGGACATGGCTAGATATGCTAGTCAGCAGGTGCATGATGCTTTGACCCAGTTTGACCGCACAGTGAATACTAAGATAGCCCTCGACTCAGGTGCTACCAAGTTCAAGTACACAGGCAGTCTAAAGGAAACGAGCAGACCGCACTGTAGAAAGCATAAGGGTAAGGTCTACACGATTGATGAGATCAATGAGATATGGCAGGGCGAGTGGCAAGGCAAGAGCAGTAGTAATGCTTTTGTAAGTGCTGGCGGTTATAACTGCACCCATAGATTCAGACCAGTATTCGATTAAGAGGTAAAGACTATGCCAAAAGGCGCAGGAACATACGGAAGCAAGGTCGGAAGACCTAAGAAAAAGAAACGCAAGACAAAGAAATAACTTGTGTTAAACTAACGATTCACCAACTACTCCTAGTGAGGTTCGTAACATGAGCGATACAATCATGGAAACCATAGAAGAAGCTGAGACTGAAACAGCGGCAGTAGAAACTCAGGCAAAGACATTTTCACAAGAAGAACTAGACCGAATCGTAGCTGATCGGATTGCTAGAGAACAGCGCAAGTTTGATAAGCGGCTAGGTGGCATCAACTTAGATGAAGCCAAAGAGCTACTTACTCAAAAGGAACAGGCTGAGATTGAGCAACAGAAACAGCGCGGAGAGTTTGATTCTATCTTGAAGAATACTGTCGAAAAGAAAGATGCAGTTATCAACAGTTACAAGGCAAGATTGCAAGAGACGTTAATTGATGGACAGTTAACCAGTGCGGCTAGTCGGAATAACGCAGTTGATACAGCACAAGTAACCGCGCTACTGAAAGGTAGCACACGACTAAATGAAGATGGGGCGGTCGAGATTGTAGATAATAACGGAACACCTAGATATAATGATAAAGGTGATCTGTTATCTGTCGATGAGATGGTTACAGAATTTTTAACTGTTAACCCACACTTTGTGCGCGCCTCTGGTGGCGGTGCAGGAAGCATGGGTAATACAGGTGGCTCTACTCCGAAGCCTCAATCGGTGGATTGGATGGTCGAGAATTGGAATAGCGGTGGCAAAGAAGCCTATGCCGCTATGAAGAGGAAAGGCTAAATTATTTTTTCTTTCTATTTATTGAGGTTATTATTATGAGTTTTACAGGTTCAACTACAACAGGTTCAGGCGAAACACTAGAAAACAATCTATCAGATTTGTTCACCAATATTATCGCACAGGCGCGTTTTACTGCCGAAGAGCAATCACTAATGCTAGGTTTGGTTACTCAATACAACATTGGCGGTCAAGCAGGCAAAACAATTCAAGTTCCTAAGTACCCTGCAATTGCGGCGGCAGACTTAACAGAAGGCACTGACATGAGTTCAACTCGTGTTAACACTACATCTGTTGAAGTAACTGTTGGCGAAGTAGGCGCGCAGGTTGTTCTTACTGATCTAGCGGCTATGGGCGCAGGCAACCCTGCTGATGAGCTTGGTACTGTTCTTGGTAACGCTATCGCTACTAAGATTGACAAAGACCTTATCAATTTGTTCTCTGGCTTCTCTGGTGCTGTAGGCGCGGCAGGTCAAGAGCTTGCTGTTTCTGATCTATTCAAAGCGGCGGCTACTCTACGAGCTAACAAAGTGACTGGCTCTATGGCGGCTGTTGTACATCCGTTCCAAGCCTATCAGTTGAAAGCTAACCTAACTAACACATTTGCTGACCCTAATGGTGGCGATTTGCAAAACGAAGCCATGCGTAGTGGCTATGTTGGCACTATCGCAGGCATTGATGTTTATGAGTCAGCTAATGTTTCTATTGATGGTGAAGGTGATGCTGTTGCGGCTGTATTTGCTCCAGAAGCACTAGCGATTGCTATCAAGCGCGACTTCAACTTAGAAGCACAACGTGATGCATCTTTACGTGCTAACGAGCTTAACGCTACTGCTGTATATGGTGTTGGTGAGTTAGACGACAGCTTTGGTGTTAAAATCACTGCTGACGCGGCACTTTAAGACTGAATGCCCCTGCGCACGTGGGGGCTATCTTTTTTCTGAGGTTAATATGGCGATTACATACAGAGGCGAAAGGTTCAGTGGCTATAATAAGCCCAAAAGAACATCTGGTCATGCGACTAAGTCTCACGCTGTATTAGCCAAAGAAGGAGATAAGATTAAGCTGATTAGATTCGGACAGCAGGGGGCAGATAACAAGCCACCCAGAAAGAATGAATCAGCGGCAGACAAAGCAAAGCGGGCTTCATTTAAAGCGCGCCATGCAAAGAATATAGCCAAAGGCAAAATGTCTGGGGCTTACTGGGCAGATAAGGTGAAGTGGTAATGGCATTTTCAGAAGACAAAGATTTACAAGACCTAGTGCCTGACATTCTACAGCTAGGCATTGATACGTTTAGCGATGAGCATGAAAGAGCGCAGAGCGATATTGTCCGCGAACTTAGAGTAGGTTGGTGGGATAAGAAAGGTTTATCAGGCGAGCTAAACAGCGCGTACCTGACAGACTCACAGTTTACAAGATGTGCATCTTACTTGGTGTTGTGGAAGTACGCATTGCCTCAGTTAACTAACTGGGTTGATGGCGATAGATTCCAGAGCATGATTACATTCTACAAGTCGCGTTATGGCGAGGAGCTAGATAGTATTCTTAGAGATGGTATTGAGTACGATGCTGATAACGATAGTGTCGTAACAGAAGATGAGAAGAAGTCTATCCATAGCGGTAGATTGACTAGATAATGGATTATCGTTTTGAAGAAAACGCAGAAGCACTGCTTAAAAAGCTAGAAAAGAAAGGCAAAGATTTAAAGCAAAGTTTCAAGCCTGCATTATCGCGAGTTGCCTTAATAGGCATAAACCTGATAGAGGATAGAACCGAAAAAGGTTCAGGCTATAAAGGCGGTAAGTTCAAAAGATATAGCGAAAATTACGCTAAGTTTAGAAGAAAGAAAGGTCGAGGCAAGAAGGTAGACTTGCAGTTCAGCGGAAGAATGCTTGGCTCTATGACAAGTAAAGCAGATAGCAGAAAAGCTACCATCTTTTTCACTAGAGGCGAAGAAGCGAAAAAGGCGGCAATGAATGATAAAACAAGACCATTCTTTGGGTTTAACAGGAAAGATAAGAAGAGATTAGCGAAAGCATTTATAGAGAGCCTTAAATGAGCATTAGAGAAGACATAGCGATAAACTTGGTAGATACCCTTAGTCAGATCAAATTGCCTGTAGACGTTAAATACGTAACCAGAGAGCCGTTTGATTTTGATAAGTTATCTAACGCCCAATTCCCTGCTATACTAGTGCAGAGTGGTAGCGAAGATAGAGAAGATGACACAGTTGGTGGTTCAAGTTCTAGTAGAATGGGAACGATCAATTATGAGTTGATATGCTATGTGAAAGGCAAAGCTATCGACACAGCCAGAAACAATATAATCGAGGCTGTAGAAGAGAGTTTAGACGTTGACAGGAAGCGTGGCGGTTACGCCTTAGATACGCAGATTGTTGGTGTCGAGACAGATGAAGGTTCGATTGCTCCAGTTGGGGGCGTAATTATTACACTGCGTGTACTGTATCGGTATAAGCGCGGTACACTTTAACTTTATGAGGTATTTAAAATGGCAGTAACTACAGGTAATAGCGGTGTTGTAAA